AACATATATTATACTAAAAATTAACCTTCGTGTCAAGAACTATTTTTTTATAGTTGTTTTATCTGGTATCCCTGTTTCATGTAGTGTCCCATCCTGGTGGAAGCCTGCCTTTTTGCAGTATTTCCTTTTAGATGTATATCTACAATTACTGGGTCTCTTTTATCTTCTTCTTTTCTTATCACTCTACCAATTAATTGAGTAAGAAGAGGCTCATTGTTAATTGGTGTTCCAAGTATAAGGCAGCTAAGATTATTGAGGGAGATTCCTTCTGAGAATATTGCCTGAGTGCCAAAAAGTATTTTCTTTTTACCTCTACGAATCTCAGACATATATGTTTCTCTATCCTCATGTGAAACCTCGCCCGTAATACATATTGCATCTTCTCCAGCCAGTTCGGCGCAGGCTTTCAAAAAATGTACTCTATCGCTTACTACCAACACTTTATGGCCTTTTGCGGCGTAGGCCGCTGCTGCCATTGCTACTGTATGACGGTACTCATCATTATTTGCAAGATTCGTTACACGATTTGCCCAGGGAGTTCTAGCTCCATCCATAAATCTTACTTCTGAACGAAGAATATGAACTGTCGGTGGCATGAAGTTTTCTTTTGGTGGTTTATAAACTGTATGTCCAAAGTAATCACGAAAGACTACATGTTTACCATCCTTTCTTTCTATAGTGCCAGACAGTCCTATCTTATATCTTGCATAATTTGTATCTATAATTTTAGAAAACGTCGGAGACGAGACATGGTGCATTTCATCCAAGATGACCGTGCCAAATGCACGGCGTATAGCTGGAATGTTACGGTACAAAGTTTGAGTATTGCCAATAACCACAGGACCAGAAAGATCCATGCTACCGCTTCCAATAATACTTGGTTTAAATCCATAGACTTTCTCTACTTCCTTTGCCCATTGATTACGCAAAGGAACTGTGTGGGTTACCACAAGTGTTTTTTGTCCAAGCTTGCCAGCTATGGCAAGACCTGTAAAAGTCTTGCCCCAGCTGACCCATGCATTTATTATTGCATTATCGTCGATTGCATCATATACCGCCTGTTGACTTTCTCGTAAATCAAACTTAAATTTAGGAAGTTCTACAGGCAATAACTCTCTCTTATCTACAAGTTCGTATTCTTTGGGTATTAGATCAACTCTGCCAATAGGTATACTCACTAGATCTGACCGTATTCGTGACATATTTTTTATCACGATAGGAGGATCTGTAGGGTTGTAAGAGGCTATCGTATAAGTAAGTTCTTTATCTAAAACCTCTTTATACTCTTGCGTTACTTCTAGGTATATCCTATTACTTATTACAGCTTTCATGCAACTTCTTGATCTTTCTCATACGCCCAAGTTTTTCTTCGTTTAGGAATTTGAACTTCGTAAGTTTCTGTGTCAACATATGCAAGTTCAATAAAAATATTTCCATTTATCTCTAGTTGCCTCTGTCGATCACTCAGTGTTCTGTTTACTTTTGTTCCATCCTTTCGTCGAGAAATACATTTTACATCAAAGAATCTTACTTCTCCTGTTTCTAAATGTACGCCGACAAGATCTATTGTACCTTGAGAGCCATCCTCTTTTAATACTTGGTACCCTTCCTTTATTAGATGGGCATGGAGTATTAAATTCGCAATTTCTCCTCTTCCATTTTGTTCATAAGCCATATCTATAATCCTAAGTCCGTCTTAGCGGTTATATAATCTCTAACAAACCCACTTCGTACTATGTCCTTTATTTCAAATTCCACAAGATCGAAGCTGTTCATCGCCTTGAGTATTCTAATGAAGTCTTGTAATCCGTTCTTTTGTAGATCTGCCTGTCGGAAGTCTCCACAAAATATAACTCTACAATCTTCACCTACTCGTGTTATAATTGAATCCAACTCATGAAAAGACATATTCTGGCACTCATCAATTATGATAACTGCATTTTTCAATGTAATTCCACGAATATATGAAGTAGTCATAAAATGCACCAGAGCTTTTGTTTTTAAAATTTCATATGCATCACCGCGTTGAAAGAGTTCAACTGCAATGTTTTTGTATGGGTCTTCATACACTGAGGCTTTCTCTTTTTCCGTTCCTGGAAGAAAGCCTATGTCCCTTGTAGGGACGGCACTTCGTATGATTATAAGCTGTTTATACAGGCCTTTTATCATATCATCAAAAGCTAAATAGCAAGAGATAAAAGTCTTTCCTGTTCCTGCAATTCCATGCAATACTAAGTTATTTTCACTTTCAAATGCAAGCACTTGATTTTTTGTGAGAGGTTCTATTTCTGCTAACGATAAACTTGCTGCTGCAAGTGTTTTGCTTCTTCTATTTGCCATATATTTTATACTTTTCTTCGAGTGTCAGACTTTTGAAACTCTGAGTACTCGTAAAGCATCCAAGGTATTCCACTTAGATACAACACACCCGCCCATGAAGTATCGGCATGTGGAGGGCGCGGTATTTTGAAAGGAAAATTTACTCCTTTCAACCATACGACAGAAGCAGAATTTTTACGCTCTACTTTTCGTATTTTGTGATATTTTAATGATGCCGAGCGAGT